TTCGTTTGACAGCACTCGCCTTTTGCCCTTTTGACATCTGTGTGGCTTTTGCAAGTGGGACGCATTTTGGATATTTCCTCTTTGAGCCTTTGCTTCTGCCACATGGTTGATACTTCCCGTTTTTCTTCGGTGCTCCGATATCGACCCATTTTTCCGATACCCATTTTCTCAACCCACCTTTTGAAAAGTGAGTACGCATTAAACACGGCCACCTTTAACGTATTTCATTCTAGTCATATCCATCATTCCACCACCCATAGCTTTTTTTCTTTTCTTCTTTCCACCTGGTGTAACTTTACCTGAACATACGGCTGAACCATACATGTTCGCGTACGCCGAAGGGTATACTTTGAATTTTCTCTTGGCTGCTGCTTTGCCTTTTGCACAAAGTTTAGCCATTAAATTTTTCCGCCGTCTTTTTTATATTTCATTTTATTTCTAACTTCTTTAGGAAGTTTTCTTAAACCATCAAATTTTTTACCTGCGGGTATATCTTTTAAATCAGCTCCACCACCAAATTTAAGACCCATTCTTCCACCATCTTTTTTACCTTCAGCTGTTTTAAACATTTCTTTTGATTTTTTATTTCTTTTTCTTACAATCTTATCTCCTTGTAATGATTTAGAACCTGCATCTCTAAGTGCTTTTTTTAAACCCGGATCAACTTTACCTGCTTTTGTAACATAAGCATCTGTAGTTTTTATAAGTTTATTTTTAGTATCTTGATTAAATTTTAGATTACCAACATTAGGTTTAAATGATTTAATTGTATCTACAATTTTTCCACCAAAAAATTCTGCAATTTTTTTTCTCATTATTTTTTTCCTCCGTTTTTAAAAATTTGTGTACCCTTTATACCATATATCGATGCCACGACAAGGATCCAAAGATTTGTGAACCATGAAGGGAGCTGCGAGAACATGTCAAAGAACAGTTTTACCTTGTCCATCGCTGTTGGGTCCTCACTTACAACTGCCCACGCCAAAATTGCAATTGGCAAACTTAGAATTATCAAAACTGCCTCGTCCTTCCAGTCCGATTGTCTAGCTTCAAGAAGTTTTCCTTGGTAAGCTTCTTTTCCTTCAGCCATTCTTGATGCATGCATAAGCTGTGCATCTGACATAGCTATTTTAGTCTTCTGTTTGTTAGCGTAAATTTTACTACCAGCAGAGACGGCTAATTTAATTGCCGATAACCACATATTAGTACCAAGTAGCTGTTTTTTTCTTATCTTTTAGCATTCTTTTAGTTCCTCTTACTTCTGCTTTGTCTCCAGCAGGAATATAATTGAAAGAACCATCAGCAGTAGTCTTAGATCTTGGATCTATTTCTACATTTTGACTTGGAACTGCCATTTGTTTTTCTTTTTTATAGTTCATCATAGTTTTTACCTTTTTTAATTTAATATACCATTATTTTTCATCAAAGATAGACATTTGTTGCATGCCAGATTTAGCTAAACTAGTATTAGCTCTTAATTCTGCTAATTCTTCGTTTTGATCCATCTTATCTTCTGCTAAATCTCTTGCTTGCATCAATTTTGCTCTATCAAAGTTAGCTTTTGTTTCATCAGCTTCTCTTTTTCTGTCATTTTCCATTGCTCTTAGGTCAACTTCACGTGATTTTAGTTTTAATAATGGGTCATTATCAAATTGAGAAGTAATTTGGTTCTCTTCTTTCATAAATTCTTCTGTCATTTCTGCAATTAACACTGCTTTTCTTCCTTCTACTTCATTATTTAACATTTGAACTTGTTCTTGTATCTGTGGATTGGTTGCTGCCATCTGTTGCATCTGTTGTATTTGTGCAAGCTGTTCTCTAAATTCCATTTGAACTTGTTCTTGAGCCATAATTGAAATGTGTTCTAATATATTTTTTTGAATTGCAGCCATAACAGGTGGGTTATTTCTTACCATGTTAACAGACATAAAATTTAAGTGCGCTGTAATGTGTGCTCTGTGATCTTGACCAGGAAAAGCTTTAAAAGGTTTTCCGCCCATTGCATCAATGTGTTCTAAAGAAGGATCTTTAGGTGATTCTGTAGGTGGTGGAGGTAAAACTGCATCTACATCTTTTACACCAATCGCATTATACATATTTCTATAAATTTGATACATGTTGTGAAGTTGTGGATTGCTTGTTGCAATTTGTAATTGTGTTTGTGCAAGTGTAATTCTCTGACTCATTGAAAATATATTAGGATCAGCTACAGGGACTACATCTACTCTATCATCAAAGTCAGTTTGTTTAATATTTCTTTCACCACCTACAACATCATAAGGATATTCTGGTGGTAAATACTGAGCAACTATTTTCCCTAATAATTTAAATTCATTTTTCATTGCTGCATAACATCTTTTGTGTATTGCAGACATTACACGTGAACCACGTTCTAGAAGTGCAACTGTAGTTCCTACTGCAGCGCCTTGGTTACCATCGCCTACTTGCATATCAGCAATAGCCGCGAATCTTTGACCAGCTTGTACAACTACTCCCAATAACTGTAGAAGTGTTTGACTTGGTTCTTTGTAAGGTAATGGAAAGAATGCATCTCTTAAATTACCACCGGGTGCATCTACATCTTTAAATTCACCTGGTTGTATTGGTGATGCTTCATCTCTAACTCTAACTCCACGTTGTTTAAATCCAGCAGGTAAGTTAGCTAAAGTTCCAGCATCTAATAATTGTCTTAATGCAGCTGTTGCTGTACGTGATAGTCCACCAATCATGTGGATTAAACCAAAACCATAAAAACCTAGACCTGGTAAAAATTTAAAATGCACAAAATAATTAATTTTGTTTTTCTTTACATCTTCTGGAGCATAGTTTCTTCTAATAGCTAAAACTTCTCTGCTTCCTTCATCAACAGTTACAATGTAAGGTAGCTTAATTCCAGTTGGCTCTTTGTCTTCACCCATGTCTTCAAAACCTTCTAGATCTAAATTAACATGACACTCTAGTAAAGTATAAATAGGTTCGTTCTTACCTGTCTTCTTAGTTCCTTCTAGTTCACGTTCTTTTTTTTCTAAATCATTATTTAAAGGAGTTCCTGGAGGACCTAATTCTACATCTCTATAGAATCCAGACACTTGTTGTTTTCTTAATTCGTTTTCTGAAATTTTTACGGTATGAATAACTGCCTCCGCATCATCTAATGAGGTAGCTGTATACGGGACAACCAATTCATCCGCTGGTACAAACTTTGATACGGCTCTTGCCATTGTAGTATCGTAGTAAATTTTTTTAAATGTAGAACCTGCTAATGGTAAATGAAATAACATAGAATCAAATTCAGATTCATATTCTTTGATCTGATCCATAATTAAATAGTTCATGTAATCTTTGACACGCTGTGCCTGCTGTTCTACTTGAGGACTTTTTTTACCAATAACTTGTGTTCTTACTGGTCCATCACTTGGTAATAATTCTTTGTAAGCTTGAGCTTGAAATTGTGTAACAGCTTCTGCTAATACTGGGTGTGTTGCACCTGAAGCTCCTTGAAAAGGTTCAGTTCTGTTTTCGTATTTAAAACCTAGAAGATCTAGTCCTGTTCTATAAGATTGTTCCCATTCTTTTCTAGATGATTTGTAGTCCATAAAATTTTGAACCATTTCGTTTCCAACAGGTTCTAAAATATCATCAGGTAAAATATCAGCTAAGTTATCAAAATGTGATTCTGTTCCAGAAATATTAACTGCACCGGGATCAAAGTCTAACGTAGCTCCGCCATCTTCTTCTTGAATAATTTCTACAGGTCCTTTATTAACGTCTTCTTCCTGAATATTAACTTCTTCTGACATCTCTTCTTCTGAAGGGATATCAATCTTAGTCCTAGTATTAGGAAGTCCTTTGTCTATATCTGCCATTTATTTCTCCTATATCTTCTTAACACGTTTTAATATACCTGACAAGCCTTGTGAATCAGGGTTCATGGATGTTAACATTGCACCTTTTGGATCACCACCAGAAAGCCCTGCAATACCACCACCTGCAAATCCAAGTGTTGTTGGATACTGACCCATATAATTTAATATGTCTGGATTTTGTAACATCAATTCTCTTTTTCTTGCTTTTCTATAATCATCACCTTTTCTACTTTGAAAAATATTATCTACAGATTGTAGTTGTGCAAGTTCATTTCTTCTTAACCCTTCTGCTAATGCCTCTTGTCCTCCTTCTATATCTGCTCCAAAATTTGTATCACCCCTATAAAATTCTCTTAAATTTTTTCTAGTTTCATCTTCTTTTTTATCTAAACTTGACTGTAAAGCTTTTTCATTAAACGCATCTTCAGGATTCATACTTATTAAATCTCTATTATTTTTTATTGTATCAATTTTATTTAACAAACTATTTCCATAATTTATTCTATCAAAAGTAGATTCCATTGCTCCTATTTTACCCATCTGTTCTGGAGTCATACCTTCTTCAATCATTCTTTTGTTTCGTTCTTTTATAGGATCAACTTTAGTTTTATCTCCTGCTAAATAATTAAAAGCACTATCACCAATTGCTTCTTTAAATGATTTACCTTTTGATAACATATCATAACCAACATATGCTCCTTGCTCTGCTGCAATGAAACCTAGAGCTGCTGGACCTAACAATCCTCTTATTGAAGCTACATCTTTTAAACCTTTACCAGCTTTTAATATAGCTGTTGCTAGAGTAGCTTGAGTTCCTTTTTTAAAACCTTTTTCTAAACCCTCTGCTAAAACTCTTTGACCTTTTTGTGCGCATTTAGTTAATCCAAAAGCGCCTTCGTTGTAATAAACTCTACCTCCAGCTGCTTTTCCACAACCTAGTCTTTCTAAATAAGAAGCAACGCTCTTAACATTAAAATCTTTGCTTTGAGCATATTTCAACGCACCTTTTTCAATTGCTGCAAATTGTTTTTCTGGATTTATGTAACCACCGCCATATATTTTACCATCGGCACCTCTAATTTTAGCACCTAAATTTTTTAATATGTCGTTATCAGCTTTTGAAAGAAAACCATCTTTTATTAATTTAGACTCGAAACCTGTTATTTTTTTATTTACTGCTCCACTTAATAATTGAATATCTTTTGTTGCATTTGCTCTTGCAACATCACCAGCTCCTACACCACCTATATGATGTTTAACAATTTGACTTTCAAGTAATTTTGTTGGTTTTATTTCACTGATTTTATTATAATATCTTTCATGACTTAGTATATCATTTAATGTAAGAACACTTTTGTCTCCCATTAATTTAGTAATACCTTTGTCGTCTAATATTTTTTGAAGAAGTTTACTAGGATCATCTACTTGAGCTCCTTTTGCTATTTTTAAAAACTTATCAACTTTGTTATAATCTTTATGTTGTGACCATGA